TCCACACCATGGACGAGGTAGCTCTCCGCGATGTGGACGGGCCGCTTCGCGACCAGATCCTCCGCCTCCTTGGTCGCCGCCGCCTTCTCCGCGCGGAAGGTCTTGGTGCGCTCGCGGCGCAGCGTCGCCATGGCGGCGTTGAAGACCTTGGCGCGCATGGAGTCGCGGGCGTCCTGGGTCGCGCGCAGGTAGGCGCCCCATTCGCGCTCGTTCATCCCCGACGCCTCGCGGTTGGGGAAGATGGTCGAGCCGGCGCCGTCGGACTCCGCCTGCTTGATCGCGTCATCGGTGGCCAGCAGCCGGTCGAAGACCTGGCGGACCTCGGGCGTGAGGTTCACCAGCGACTTGAACTTGCGGTAGAGGTCGGTCAGCCAGAGGAAGAAGCGCTGGAACACCGGGCGTAGTTCCGCGCTCGGAGCATGGCCCTCCATCAAGTACTGCTCGATCGCGCGCGCGAACCGCTCGTGCTGCGCGGTGGTCAGGGCCTCGCCCTCCTTCGCGCCGATGAACTCGCGGGCCTTGGCGTAGTCCTGCCGCAGTTGCTCGGGCGCGTCCTCGCGCTTGGCGATGTCGCCCATGACCTCCAGCCAGAAGTGGCCGGACTCGTGCAGCGTGGTGGAGAGGTTGGCCTTGCCCGTGAGCGTGACCAGGAAGTGCCGCTGCGCGTTGTACGACAGCGAGCCGCGGGCGTCGGTGTCGTCCTGCTGGTAGAACTTGCGCCCCTGCGCCTCGTCCACCATGTCGGCCTGTTCGACCAGCTTCTGCCACTCCTTGTCCCCGGGCGTCGGCGAGCGGTCGCCGTGGGCCTTCTTCCACTGCTTGAGCAGGTACTCGTGCTTGAGGTAGGCGCTGGGCACCTCCAGCCGCTGCTGGTACTCGGCGATCGGCACGCCCTCGGCCTTCTCCAGCGCCGCCTTGATGTCGGCGTTCGACTGCTCCAGCGCGATGCCGTGACGCTTGAGCGCCGCTTGCAGGTCGAGCAACCCCTGGCGGATCGGCTCCAGGTGCGCGTCGCCGCCGGCCTCGGCGTAGACCGGGCGCCCCGCCAGTTCGTTGCTGATGGCCTCCATCAGCGTCGGGACTTCCTGGTCGGGGATGAAGCCCGCTTCATAGGCCGCTTCGGCGGCGTGGTCGTAGGCCCGACCCTCGGGGTTGATGAGGCTCTGCTGGCCGGGCTGGCGGTTGGCGTCCGCCTCCATCGCCGCCAGTTCGCCGCCCTCGTCGTTGATTCCACGGCGGCGCAGGAACTCCAGCAGCGACTCGCCGCGGACCTGCTTCTCGGTCGGGATGTCGCCACGGCGCAGGCGTTCGAGCGCCGCGTCCATCGCGTCCGGCTTCGGGAGCATGGCCTCGGTGGCGATGCGCAGCTTGTACGGCTCGTAGAGCGACTGCCCGGTGACGGCCTTCTCCGGCGTGCTCAGCCGCTTGGCCAGCGTGTTGAACACCGCGGCATTGAGACGCGCGATGCTGTCGGCCTCCTGCTCCGGGCGACCGGCGTCGAGCATCTGGCCCTTGATGTCGCGGTAGACCGGATCGTCCTCGGTGATCGCCGACGCCTTGACGCTCTGCTCCATCTCCGTGACCTGCCGCGCGATGGCCTCGGGCGTGTCCTTGAAGAACTGCAGGGCCTCGGTGCCATTCGCGCCGGTGGGGATCTTGCGCTGGGCCATCAGCAGGCCCTTGATCGCCTCGGGCTTCTCCATGCCCACGCCGGCATTGACCACGGCCGCAGTCGGGACCTCCATGGTCTTGCCCGTGGCCTGCGCCAGGCGGTACTGCTCCTCGACGTTCATCTGCGCCGCGAGGTCATCGGGCGACATGCCGGCCGCCTTGGCCGCCTCGTCGAAGTCCTCCTTCTGGAAGTAGCGCGTCGCAGCCTCGGCTGGGATGATCTTCTCCAACATCGCCTGCCAGCGGCCCGACGAGCGCTCGGCCACTGGGACGGCCTTGCCGGCTTCGATCACCGCGCCCAGTTGATCGGCGTCCGCGAGTGCCGCGTGCGCCGCGACCTGCTGGCGGCGGATGAAGTCCGCGGACTGATGCGGCAGCTGGAACGCCAGCGACATCAGCCCGCCCATGGCGCCCGCCTGCGCCAGGCGTGGGATCAGTTGCTCGCGGTCGAGCGCCTGGGGGTTGATGCCCGAGGCGCGCTCGTGGAGCGCGTTGGCCAGTTCGGTGACGGCCATGATGCCGCCCTGGCTGCTGACGTGCTTCATCAGCCGGCCGGCGACGCCCATCCACGAGCCGGCCGCGGTCTCCTGGCCGGGGATCAGGGCGTTGGCGAGGCCGACGCGCGAGCCGAAGCCGGCGGGGCCCAGGGTGTTGATCAGGGCGTCCAGTGCGCCGTAGGTCAGGCCGTTGTCGGCACCGGTGTTGATGCCCGAGCGCGCGCCCAGCGGCGAGTAGGCCGCGGCCGTCTGTAGCACGTCCGCCAGGTAGGGCGACTGCGCGATCGTCGGGATGCCTTCGGCGGTCGCCTTGATGATGCCCAGCCCTTCGCCCAGGGCCTTCACCGGCGCCGCGACCTCGCCGCCCAGCAGGTAGAGCGGCGCGTCGCCCAGCAGTTGGCCGACCATGCGGCCGGTGCCACCAACCACGCCGGGATCGATGGTTTCGGACCCTGCGAGCAGCGCTTGCGCGCCCGCGCGGTAATCGTTAGGGCTCAGGCCGTTGACGACGCCCTCCGGTCGCTGTCCGGTAAGATCATCGCCGAACAAGGTGCCAACCGCCGCTACTGTGCTCGCCGCGCTGGCCTCGCCGGCCGCCCAGAAGTTCGGGAACCACGGATGCGCCTGCCGCAGCACATCCGCCGCGGCCTCGGCCAGGAAGCGATCATTGTCCTGCTGCGAGACCTCGCGCGCGAACTTGGCTCGCAGCGCGTCCAGGTTCTTATAGATGATCGGCTCGCCCGCCTGCTCGCCCTTGCGGTCGATGGGGATGGGTCCGCGGATGCTGCCGTCGGGCTGGAAGCGGTAGCCGTTGGGCAGGAGCCCGGTGATGTCCGCGTTCGGGTTCGCCAGGATGCGGAACTGCTTGTCCAACTCCGTCAACTGCGGGATGGAGTCGTGGGACAGCGCCGCGTTGTTGGGATCGCTCAGCCACGAGGCGAGCTCGGGATGGTGCAGCAGCAGCCGGTTGTAGTCGGCGTCATTCAGCGCCACGCGCTGGGAGAGCACGTCGTAGTTCTTGCTGACGGTGTCGGCCGAGAGCCCCAGCTTGTCCGCCAGCGCAACGACCTTGGCCTGCTTGTTCGGATCCTCGCGCACCGCGCCGGCGAGGCTCGACGCCAGCAGCGCCTTGCGCGCGCCCTGGCGCTGCGCGAAGTAGTCGGCGTAGAACTGCTGATCCGGGTCCGCGGCGGGAGCGGGCTGCGGCGGGGGCTCAGGAGCCGGCGTCGGCGGCTCCGGGGGCGGTGCCGGCGGCGTCACGCCCTCGGTGTCTACAGTCTGGTCACCGATCACGGCGACACCGACTTGGCGTAGGTCGTGGCCAGCTTGGCGTTGTAGGCGTCGACGAGGATGCGTTCACCCTCGGGGGTGATGCGCTTCTTCTCGTCCATGATCTTCTCCCCGCGCTTCTCCGCCTCCTGGATCACCTTGGCGAGGTCCGCCGGCTTGAGGTCGCGCGTGCTGTACGCGAACTTCGCGGCCGTCGGCCCCTCGAAGGCGTAGCCGCTTGCCGTGACGAGTTGCCGCTGAATCGGTCGTCCACGCAGGTCGTTTCCGCCAGAGTCGTGCGTCAGGTTCTCCCAGAATCCCTGCGCAGGCCGCTGCCAGGTCTGCGTGGTCAGCAGGTCGTTGGCCGCCTCGCGGATGCCCTGCTCATCTAGTTGCTGCTTCTGATCCATCGCCTTGGCGCCCACGCTGCGGTGCAGCTGGTCGAGGAAGACGCTCGCGCGCTTGCGCGCCGCGTCATAGCCAGCCTTGTCCTTGCGCGGGTCGATCCCATCGGTCCACAGGCCGTTCTCCTTGAGGACGTCGATGCCGACCTTGTCGGCCCACATGCCCTGCGAGAGCGTCTGATCTCGCTTCTGCGCCTTAGCCGCGACCTCGGCGTAGGTGTTCTGCAGCCACTTGTAGTCGGCGTCGTTGAGCTTGGCGCGGTAGGTCTCCGGCGGCGTGCCGAGGAACGCATCCCACGCCTCGGGGTTGGCCGCCATCTCGCGCAGCGACAGCCGCGTGTCGTCGTCCGACTGCTTGATCTTCTCGCCCGCGATCAGGTGCCGCTGCCACTTGGTAATGGCCTCGCGGTTCTTGGGGTCCAGCTGCTCCATCACCGAGAGTGACACGCCGTGCTCGGTGTTCGACTCGTCCTCCAGCTCCTGGCCGGCGGCGTTCATCAGGCTGCGCTGCTGCTCGTTGTGCGCCTCCTGCGTCCGGCGGAAGTCCCCGACAATGCGGTCGCGCACCGCGTCGTGCAGCTGCGTGTCCGTGATGTTCTTGGCCTCCAGGCGGTTCAGCGCGTCCTCAAGCGAGACCTTGAGCGGATCCCCCTTCGCCTCGGTCTGCTGGTCGCGCAGGATGCTGTCTGACATCTGCCGCGCCTGGTCGCGCTCGGTCCCCGCCTTCAGCACGTTCTCGACCGACAGGCGGTCCTTCGCCGTGAGGTCGTCCTTGTGCTCGTCGTAGAACGCCCGCGCACCGGCCATGTCGCCCTTGTCGGCCAGGCCCTTGGTGACCTCGCCCACCACCGACGAGGTGAAGGTGTCCAGCCGCTGCTGGATCACCTGGGCATCGTCCTTCTTCGAGAAGTCCAGGCCCTGCCGCTTGGCCTGGTCGATGATCGCCATGGACCCCTCGGCGAGGGACTGATTCACCGCGTAGCTGCGCTTGGTCGGGTCGGGCTCGTTCACCTGGAGGAGCGCGCGGTTGACGGTGTTCTGCAGGTTGGCCTGCACCACCTTCTGGTCGAACACCTTGTCCGAGCGGTCCTGCCACTCGTAGACCTGCTGCTGGGTCTGGAGCGAGCGCTCCCGCTCGTGGCGGTCGAACAGCTCCTGCGCACCCGGCGAGAGGCCCTGCCGCACCTTGGCCGCGTACTGCGCGCGCTTCGACAGGTAGTCGTCGCCCATCTGCTGGGCGTTCGAGCCGGGGTCCTTGGTGAACAGGCCGTCCTTGCCGTGCAGGCCGTTGATGTCGTAGGACTCGAGGTCGGTCGCGCCGGCCAGGGCCATCACCTGGTTGCGGTGATCCTCCTCCTGCTGCGCCAGCATCTGCTCGTCGTGCTGCACGCGCACGCCGATCATGGCGCCCTCGACGACGGACTGGCCCACGCCAGCGCCCGCACCCTCGGGGGTCGCCGCCTCGGGCAGGGCCGCGCCCGGCATCACCTGGGGGGACTGCGTCTCGGTGTTGGTCTCGTCGGGCATGGGCTACCGCGCGATCGGGATGCCGCGTCCGTAGCGGGGGTCCCATTGTGGATCACTCATCAGCCACTCGTCGGAGCCGGTGTTCAGCAGGGTGGACAGCGCCTGCATTTCGCCCTTGGTCATGCCCATGTTCCCCTGCATCTCCGTCCCCGCCGCGCCGACGCGCCGCGCGTAGGCCTCGCGGCCGGCGTTGAGCTGCATCAGGTAGGCGTCCATGGCGCTGCCGGCCTCCTGGCTGGCCGTGGTCATGCGGTTCGAGCCCGCGCCCACCACGGTCCCGCTGCCGGCCGCGACATCGCGCGTCCGGCCCGTCAACTGCTCCTGCACCACCTGCCGGCGCACCGCCGCGAAGCCACCGGCCTGGAGGGCCTGCTCCGCTTGCAGCCGCTGGTAGTTGGCGTTGAAGCGCGCCAGGGAGCGGTTGATGCGCGCGCTCTCGAACGTGCCGATCGCCGAGGCGATGCCGCCCGCGGCCGCGGCTGCCATCATCGGCCCGCGCCCGGTGCCCGTCGAGCTCGCGGTGTCGTCGGACGCGACGAGGTCGGCGCCGCTCATGTCGCCGTCGTAGTTCACGGTTGCCGGCGTGCCCATCCTAGCCTCCCACCTCGGCCACGAGTTTCACCGCGGAGAGCCCCAGCGGTAGGGGATCCGGCTGCTGCAGCACCAATTGCGCCGTGCCGGCGCCGCGCAGGCCCCAGTTGGACGTGATGCCGTCCACCCGCTGCGAGCCCGAGAACAGCGCATTGGGCGAGCCCAGGGTCTCGTAGTTCCGCTGCTTCCAGGCGTTGAGCGCGATCGTCTGGATGCCCTCGGGGACCTGGCCGTACCAGCCACCGCGCGAGCGGTAGAACGTCGGCGTGAACTCCTTGATGGTCTTCTGGTGCCCGATGATGCTGTCGCCCTTCTGGTTCTCCAAGGGCAGCGTCGTCAACTGCGCGAGCACCGGCAGCCCAGCGCACACCACCATGGCGTTGTAAGCGATGGCGTCCCCGCCCACGCGCGCGCCCGGCAGCACCCACGCGCCGCCGCTCGGCTGCACCACGGTCGCGGCCAGCGCCTTGTCGGTCGACAGCGGCGAGGCCGCCACGTTGCCATCCGCCAGGATCGCCAGCGACCGGCCTTCCAGGTGGCCCATGCCGCCGAAGGCATGCACGGCCTTCCCCCACGTGGTCAGCGCCGCCTGCGCCCAGGCCGGGACGTTGGCGTTGGTGATGCACAGGACCTGGGTCGCGCTGAGGTACTGCTGGATGGCGAAGTAGACGCGCGCGGTGTCGTTGCCATCGGGCCCGACCTGGCGGAGGACGATGCAGTTGCCCATGCCCTGGGGGTTGCCGTCCGGCGCGTCCGAGGCCGCGAAGATGGCCGCCGACGCGGTGAGCGTGAACTGGCTCTGCGGCGTCCAGTCGCTCGAGGTCGTGACGGTGATGGTCGTGGCAGTGGCGTTGCGCCCGTCGTAGACCTGGAACGAGTCGGGGAAGTAGGCATCGGTCAGCCACGCGGTATCGGTGAACTCGCGCTGTGCCAGGCGCTCGATGTAGGTCTGGCCATTGCGGACCACGCCCACATAGACCACGTCTTCCACGCCTTCCTGCACGGTCCACACGTCCACGAAGCGGTCGCCCGCGCTGTCGTGCGTCGCCCAGGCCACGATGCCCTCGCCGGGGATGTAGGTGAGCGACAGCAGCGCGCCATCGGACATCACCACCCACACCAGGCTGTTCTTGGTCTGCTGCCAGGCCGTGCGCACGATGGTCCGGCCGATGAACAGGTCCGGGGAGAACTCGGTGAGGTCGGATGAGGCGTAGCAGTAGGAGCGGATGTCGTACTTGAGATCGCGCAGCATCTGCCCGCGCGCCTGCACGAAGAGGTCGGTGATGCCGATGGTGACGGGGCGCACCGACGCGCAGCCGTTGGACGACTGGCGCACCACGTTGAACGAGCCAGTCACCGGGGAGATGGCGCCGTTCACGTTGCCGACGACGACGTACTCCGCATTCGAGGTGTGCAGCACCAGCTTCTGCAGGTCCACGATCGCCTGGATGGGCTGCACCGAATCGCCGGCGATGGTCTCTTGGATCGCATCGCTGTCGCGCAGTGGCGTGTGGACGGTCACGCTGTTGATGAGCCCAGCCTCGGTGAACACGATCGTCTGCGGCTCGTCGATGGTGTTGGCGAATCCCAGGCGTTGCTGGAACGCGCCGCACACCGCGGGGTAGTCGTTCGGCGTGGCGAACAGCGAGAGCGACACCGGCGGCTGCGCGGCGATGTCGGGCACGAAGCCGGTGTCCACGAACACGCACCCGGCCATGGCCGGGACTGAGCCGATGAGGCCGAACACGCCGCCGACCGAGAGATACACATTGTAGCCCGAGGCTCCAGGCACTGGCTTCCACGAGAGCGTGTTTGGCTGCGATGAGCTCGGCGTTCCGGTCAGGATGCAGTTGGGCACCGACGCCAGCGATTCCTCACCGGTGGCATCAGAGATGGCGGTGACGACGTAGTCGTAGGCGTGGCTGGAGCTGGTGTTGATCCCCGACAGCAGCAGGCCCGTTGGCGGCGCGATCCCCGGCTGCGGCCGATAGTTCCGGATCTGCCAGCGCGTGCTTGAGTAGTGCAGCAGTTGGAAGGGCGCAAACGATTGGTGCGTGAACGTCATGATGTCGTTCACCTGCGCGGCGACGATCGCGCCCAGTGCGCGCGCTGCCACCTGCGTCGGGATCTCAACCTGCGCGCTCAGCATCTGATGCCAGAACAGGGCAGACGCCCCTGTGTTGCCAGGAGCCTGCGTCGCCATACTCCAATAGGTCAGCGGCACACCCTGCATGGAGGTGGGGATGGCCGCGGTGGAAACCGCCTGCACCTGGGTCGGGCTGTTGTAGCCCGTCATCACGCAGGTAATGACGTTGCCGAGCGTATCCTTGAAGGCGATGGCCTGGCCGAAGGGCGAAACCATGCCGGCGTTGAAGATCGGCAGGCTGGCGGTGAGGATCAGCGTCTGGCCGGCCAGGAACGTGGTTGAGGACGTGATGACGATAGACGTCAGCGACGGCGCGGGCGGCAGGTTCGGGCCGAAGGGGCTCCACGTCGTGGTGCCGGCCATGTCCGGCAGCGCGAACCGCCCGAAGGCGACGCCGCTGATGCTCGCCGGAATGTCGGCGTTGGCCACGCCCACCGCGGAGTTCCGATTTGAGACGCCGGTGAGGGTGACGGTGATGATGCCGTGGTCCGTGTAGAGCGTCACGGGCACGTGCGCACCGCCCGTGATGATCCAATCGCCGGAGAAGATGTTGGCGTTGCTGGTGAGCGTCAGCGTCGCCCCGGCAGCGTAACTCGCGCCGCTTACGGTCAGCGTGATGCTGTCGTTGCCCATCGCCTGGGGCAGGTAGACAGGCTGCTCCGCCTCCCACCAGATGGTCGGCTGCCCCTGGAGGTAGGTCGGCACCGCGGCATCGACGGTGCCCGTGCAGGACGTGCTGCTGGTGTAGCCCGTGGTGGTCACGCGCACGATGGGCCCGCCCGGCACCTGGAAGGTGTAGACCGTGCCCGCGTAGCAGATGTCCTGCGAGAAGTGCGAGATCACCGAGGTCAGCGTCACCGTGGCGCCCGGGAGGTAGGTGCCCAGGGGATCGGTGATCGTCAGCGCGATGGGGATCTGCCCGTACTGCTCGGCGACGCAGTAGAAGTAGCTGCCGCCGTAGTGGACGACCTGCCCGGCCGGCGTGTAGACGCTGGGGGTCCACTCGGGCACGCCGGTCGCCAGCAACGGCGCCCCGTTCTGCCACAGCCGGATGTAGCCCGCGCCCTGCTCGAGCGAGAAGGATTCCCCTGCCGCGGTCTGCCACGGCTGGCCCTGGAAGGCGCTGGCTTTGGTTGCGCCGCACCAGCGGAAGCCCGCGCGGTTCTCCACCCCGCTGAACCGCTGGATGGTGCAGTTGCGCACCTCGGCGAGGCCCGCCTGGTACTTGGCGTGATCGGTGCGCCCCAGCAGCTGCGGCCCGAGACGGCCGCCCGCGAAGTTGGTCTGGCGGAATGGAGCGAGGACCATTACATCCTCGCCCTCACGAACTCCGAGCGGTGGCGCTGCAGCGGCAGCGAGGACTGATACTCGCGCTGCATCCGCGCGCGGGTCTCGCGCACCTCGCGCTCGTACTCCTTGACCGCGTCTTCGCGGCGCTCGCGGGAGATGGCGAGCGAGAACGCCATGTCCACCGCCATCTTCCACGCGACGATGTCGGCGAAGTCGGCGCTGAACTGCGTGGGGTCGGTCACGCGCATGACCGCCAGGGCGGTGGCGTTCGCCAGGTCGGTGGCGATGACCTTCTGGCCGTCGGCCGACTGCCCGACCTGGAAGTCCCAGGGGTAGGGCTGGCCCTCGGGGCGGCGCCAGTAGCGCGACATCCACGAGCCGATGCAGTCGAGGCTGGGGGTCAGCGTCGGTAGCGTGGGCGTGGCCTGCTGCGCCACGGTCGGCACCAGCTGGAACACGTCGAGGACGTTCGGCGGGTAGATGTAGGCGTACTCGAACTGCGGCGTCGCCGGGTACTGCGTGTTGTACTGCGACAGCTGCACGCTCCCCATGGCCCAGCGCCAAGGGAACTCGGTCAGCACGTGGTCACGGCTCTGCGGGTACCACAGCGCGGCCGATGCCGCCGCCTGGCTGGTGTCCGCCGTGGTGTCGAGCGACTGGATCCGCGACTGCGCGCCGATGCGCTCCAGCGCCATGTTGGCGATGGTGACCTCGGAGTAGATCAGCGTCGTGGCCATCTAGGCCCTCGGATCAGAACAGGCGGCCAGGGCGCCGGCCGTTGCCGTAGCCGCGCGGGGCGGTGGTGGCGGGCACCGGGCGCTCCTGCTCGATCGCCGACGGCTGCTCGCCGGGCTTGAGGATGCGCACCCAGCCGATGCCGCCGCGCTGGACGACCGCGGACTGTGCGTCGCGCCGGCGCATCTTGAACATCTCGCCGGGCATGAACGTGTTGGTCTGCTCGTTCAGCACGCGGCCGGTGCGGTAGAGCGCGTAGTAGCTCTCGCGCCGCGGATCCTCGAAGTCGGGGTAGGTGCCGTCGCTGACGGCCTCCACCCAGATCAGCTCCTCGGGATCGCCTTCCTCCGCCGCGCCCATCACCGCCTCGTGCGGCACCGGGGCCGCCTGGGACACCTGGCCCGCTGCCGGCGCAGCCAGGGGGCCGTCGTCGGTCTCGGGGTCGATGGTGTCGGGACGAGGGCGGCGTGGCGGCGTTGCCATTCGGAGCTCCGGCGGAGGTCAGGGTGTGGGATCAGGGGAAGGAGTAGCCGGCGGCGTTGGACAGGTTGTCCTGGATCGGCCGCGGGGTGATCCACGAGTTGAACTGCCCGGCCGTGAGGTCCGCGGTGCCGATGAGCACGCCGAACGCGATGTAGCGCAGGAACGTGTCGGTCTTCGCCAGCGAGCCCGCGTCGGGCAGCTGCCGGGGGATCGGCATGTTAGTGAGGATCTGGTTGGCCACCACGTTGGTGTAGGCCGTCGCGGTGTACGGGCTCTCCAGGATCACCACGTTGCCCGACGCGAAGGTCGGGTCGGAGGCGTTGCCGATCAGTTGGAACTGCAGCGTCGCGCTGCCGCCCGAGGTCGGGGCGACCGCGCACTGACTGTACCAGAAGAGGGTCTGGCCTGCGAACTCCTCCTGCTTGACCAGCAGGTCGATGTAGTTCGCGGTCTGGATGTTGACCGTCGCGCCGTGCGCGGTGGGCGCGTACAGGACGCCGATCTGATTGCCGAGGTCGAGGAGCATGGGTGTTGCCTTGTCGAAGGGTGGCGAGGGCTGCCCGCGCTCAGGTGAGCTGGGCCTCGGCGTTGGTGATCTGGTCCGAGTTGCGGATCGGGATGTCCATGAAGTGCATCACCTTCCGCCCGGCGATGTTCTCGTAGGTGATGGTGTTCGCCGACTTGGCGAGCGCCTGCTTGCGCAGGGCCGCGCGGGTCGGGCGGTTCATCACCCAGATGCGCTTGCCCGGGACCATGTTCGAGGTCAGCGGGTTGCCCGTCTCGAGCGGCGGATCCGCCTGCGACGGGATGCGCTCCATCATGTCGATCATCAGCTCAACGAGGTCGCAGGCGCCGACCTGGCTCTTGAGCTTGGCGCTGTCGATGTTCGCGCCGCGCACGCACCAGCGCCAGTCGGTCAGAGCCATGCCGGCCTGCAGCTGCCACTGGTCCTGCTGGACGACCATGCGCGTGCCGCCGATGCCGGTCGAGCCCTGGATGACGGTGTTCGGGAACGACTGGTGCTTGATGCCCGCGGCCGAGCCCTTGGGGTAGAACATCGAGAGCGCGGTCGGGCCGAAGGTGAGCAGCCAGATGCTGGTGTTCACCGAGCCGGTGCCGCCGCCGTCGAGCACGTTCTGCGCGTTGGCCGCGTTCGTGCCGGTCACCGTCGAGTACCGCGGCGCGAGGCCGAGGAAGTCGCGGGCGTCCACGCTCGGGTCGCCGTAGAAGAACGACTTGCAGAAGCGCTGGATCATCGACTCGAAGTAGCCGCGCGACTGCTCGAACATGAACTGCCCGGCGTCGCCGTGCAGGTCGCGGATGAGATGGTCGATCTCCATCCACGTCTCGAAGATGGCCATTCCCTCTTCGATCTGGCTGGTCTGGCCGCGCGAGACCTGCACCGCCTGGTTGGCCTGGCGCAGGTACGTGGTCGGCAGCCCGGTCTGCTGCACGATCATGTGACCCGTCGGGAGGTTGCCCTCGATGTAGGTCATGTCGTACATGATCTCGTTCGACTGCGCGAGCAGCTGAGCGATGTACGCGGACTCGAAGTTGGGAGCGCGGGTCTTCGCCCAGTCCATGAGCGTGTAGACGTTCGCGCCAACGGTGGCAGCCATCTGAGAACTCCCTGGCCGCGGCTATGCGGCAAAATGGAGTGAGTGCGGGCGGGACGAGAAAGAGCGGAGGAGGCGGTTACTTGCGGTAGAGGTGGGGCCAGAGCGCCTGGGCGGCGGTGGGGGCAGCCTGCGGAGCGGCGCCGCCACCGTTGGGCGCGACGTCCTCGGCGGGCGTCAGGCGGGCGATCACGGCGCACAGGTGGTGCAGCACCCAGTGGTTGGCGAACACGCTGGAGGCGACGGCCGCGCGCACGTCCTGCGGGAGATGCTGGGCCAGCACCTGCTTGGTCCGCGCGATGGTCTGGTCCATCTTGAGGCCGCCGAGCTCGGGATGCTTGATCAGCTCCGAGCGCAGCGCGTCGGCGGTCGCGCTCAGCTGCGCGGCATCCGAGGCGATCATCGCCTTGGCCTGCGCCTCGTTCAGCCCGGACGCCTTGAAGAACTTGGCGCGCTCAGCCACGTAGGGCTCGGGCAGCAGCGGCACGGCCTTGCCGTCGACCTCGCGGGTCGGCACCGCCAGCTGGTAGTCGGCGGGCGCGGCTGCGGCCTTGGCGGCATCGGTCGCCGCGGCGGCGGTGGCCTTGCTGTCGGCGCTCTGCGTCGGCTTCTCGGACAGGACCGAGCCGGCCGGCGCGGTTGCCGGGGCGGCGGTCTGGCTGGGCGCCACGTTGGCCGCCGGGGTCGGCGCCGCGGCAGCAGGGGCGGCGGGGGTCGGGGTCGCAGCAGCGGGAGCCGGAGGCGCGGCAGGCGCAGGCGGAGCGGCGGGGGCCGCGGTCTGCGTAGTCGGTGCCGGCGTCTCGAGCGTCGCGCTGTCGGGCATATACCCCGCGCTTTACGCACGCGCGTTTCCGGCGTCAACTTTTCCCCGTACTCCCGGTGACCGTCCGCCACAGCCGGCGGTGCCAGGGGTCGGCCGCCGCCACATCCTTGGCCTCGTTCGCCAGGATCAGCGCATCCTCGTCGCGGTACTGGGTCTCGCGCGCGACATGGTCGTCCAGCAGCTTGGCGTACCCCAGCGGGTCGGCCTTGGTGATGAGCCCGATCAGCCACGTCCCGACGCGGCGCTCGCCCTCGGCGACCCCGCGCGCGAAGTCCGTTGCCTGCCGGTTCTGCGCGTAGGGGTTGCAGCGGAGGATGATGCGCATGATGACCGCGCGCCCGTCCTCGTCGTTGAGCATCCGCACCAGGTGGTTGTGCGCCCGCAGCGCGCGGCGCTCCTGGGGCGACATGCGCTTGGGCTTGGCGTCGGGCTTCTCGGGCGGCGCGGTCTCGCTCGGCAGCGGGGCGCTGTCCTCCGCCAGGGGATTCAGCGGATCGACCGCCACGTCAGCGGCTCAGGAACAGGAACACGCGCGCCTTGAGGCCCAGGCACTGCGGGCGGACGTAGCGCGTGCTGATCGCCACGGCCACCACGCCCGGCTTGTCCAGTTGCGCGAGCGGGAACCAATCGCCGCCGTTCGAGCCCTCCAACAGCACCGGGCCCGTCGAGGTGATCGACCGGGGGAAGAAGCAGCCGCACTTGACCTGCTGGCCCTGCTGGCCCTGGCCTTCGAGGTCCCACTTGAGGGTGAACGTGCCGGCGTCCTCAGCCTCGCGCTTCTGGTGATCGTCCACGCGAATGACTCCGGCGGGCATCGTCACTGCTGACCTCCGGCCATCGCGGGCATGACCTTGCTCAAGAGCGAGTTGGCCCCGCCGTCCGCGGGAATGCTCGCCATGGTCTGCGCCGCCTGCGCGAGCTTGGGCGCCTGCTCGGCGCGCTGGGCAGCCGCCTGCTGCTCGGCCTTGCTCTTGCGGATCTTGGCGACCTCGTCCTCGCTGCGCAGGATCTTGTTCGGCACCTGGTAGATGTCGGCGAGCTCGCGCGCGGCCTCGTCGATGTCCACGTTGTCCATGATGCCCTGATCGACCGCGACCTCCTGGCCGATCCACGCGAAGAACGTGGTGATGTTGGTCCCGCGCTTCATGCGCTGCGCCGCCGCCAGGATCGACTCGAAGCCGATCTTCATGCGCGCGCCGTGCATCTCCTTGGGCATCGGCGGCAGCATCTGCTTGCGGAACGCGATCCCGAGCGTGCGCACGACTGCGGGCGTCAGCGACTCCTCGACGTTGCGCTCCACCACCGGGCCGAGGATCTGGATCTGCTCGTTGATGCGCGCGCGCGTCTCCTCGGCGGTCATCTGCCGGCGGTCCAGGTCGGTGATGGCCTGGAAGGCGGTGACGAACAGCCCGCGCTTGATGCGGTCGACGATGCGCGCGATCTTCTGCTCGACGACCTCCGCGGCCTTGCCGAAGTCGATCTGATAGGCGGGCGCGAAGACCTTGGTGACGTCCTGTGCGTCCACCGGGATGATGTCGCCCGGCAGCGCGGCGTAGCGCGAGGTGTCCACGTCCGCGCCGGAGAGCATGGTCGGGTTGATCATGCGCTCGAGGCCCAGCGCCTGCCGGTCCTCGTAGGACTGCAGCGACTTGTTCGAGCCGAGCACGCGCATGGCCGGCGACTCGCCATAGGCGTTCTCGCCGTTGACGTACCACCGGCCGGCGATCAGCGGGTTCTCCCAGTAGCCCGCGCACTTGGTGATGGCCGTGTCCTGGTCGTAGCTGTCGAGCTCGTACTGGCACGACACCCACGGCATCTTCACCAGGCGGTCGGCCTGATCGCCCAGGTAGGTGTTGCGGTGGATGATGTGCACGATGCGCCGGCGCTGCTCCTTCACACCGCCCGAGGGCGAGTCGTTGAGCGTGCGGGTCGAGCGCGAGACGCGGTCGTAGCCGTACTTCTCGACCACCTGCCGCGCCGTCATCGACACCTCGCGGATGGCAAGGTCCACGCGCAGCTGCTGGTCCAGCCCCAGCGAGTACTCGCCGATCGGGTACGGGATGCAGCGGATGGTGGCGTTGCGCCGCGGGTCCGGATCGCGGTCCTCTTCGATCAGGAACGCGCTGGTGCCGTACAGGCCCTGCTCGCGGTAGAACTGCAGGAGCGTCTGGTAGAAGTTCGACTTCACGAAGATGCGGCGGAGGATGTCCTCCACGTCCTCGCACCACTGGCGCACGGCCGGCAGCTTGTTCGCCGCCTCGTCCTCGAGCCCGATCTTGAACCACTCCAGCGTCGGGTTGGACATCCCGGTGAGCATGCCACTCGCGAGGATGTCGAGGGCGAGCATGCCCTCCTCGTTGATGATCTCGTAGTCCTGGCGGCTGCCCTGGTTGGCGTCGCTGGTGTTGAACCGCGTGCCGCGCGGCTCGAAGTACGCGCGCAGCTGGTCCCAGTGTGGATCCCACGTCGAGCGCTCGCCCAGCTTCTGCGATCGCAGCGCCTCGTAGTACTGGCGCAGCATGACGTAGTCGCGGACGTCGAAGCCCGGCGAGTTCGTCTGCACCTGACCCGTGACCGCGGCGACCATGGCTCAGCCCGTCCCCAGGAGCGTAGCCGGCGGCTTGACCGCGGTGCCCATGCCGGCGCTGCCGCTGCGCTTCTCGCTCAGCACCGTGCCGCCCGCGCTCTGGCTCAACAGGTCCGCGCGTGCGACCTGCGCGGCGGCGGACTGCTCGGCGCCCAGCGGCTGCTTGGGCAGTTCCGGCGGCTTGGCGGCAGCCATCGCCTCCTCGGCGGCCTTGCGCTGCTCGTGCACGCCGTACGCGGTCGCGCCCGCGGCGATGACGACCTCGGCGACGCCCGCGGTAATCGCCATCAGGCCCCCAGCCGCTTCACGTAGATGTGGTCCATCAGTTCATAGCCCTGGCGGACCAGGAACGGCGCGATGGTGCGCGCGGGGTTGGCCTTCGAGTGCTGGATGATCAACTGCACGCCCTCGGCCTTGAGCGCGGTCTCGGCGTGCGTCATCAGGTCGCCGCCGAGCGACGAGCGCCGGTACTCGGGCGCGACGTACAGCACGTCCTGATTCGCCACCAGCAGGTCGTAGTGCAGGTGCGGCCCGACGATCATCGCCAGGTAGCCGATCAGCGCCCCGCCATCGCGGACGGTCCACACGCGCAGCGCGCGCCGAGCCTCCAGTTGCGCGTACCGCTCCCAGTTCGGCGCCAGCGGGACATCGGCGTAGTGCGCGACCTCGGCCCAGTGCCGCTTCAAGAGCGGCAGCAGCTCATCCCACAGCGCGTCGCTCAGGCCCTCGCGCTGGATGGTCGCAGTTGCCGTTCCCATGGATGGGCAGAACTCCAATCCGTTGGAGTCATAGCACGCGCGGGGGAAAATTGCAATTCCGCCCCGTCATGCGTAGAGCGAGGCCTGACCGCCAACGACGGATAGGAGGCACCATGCCCTCAGGCCGATTCGAGCACGTCTTTCTCTACAACGTCACCAGCGCGGCCAACGGCAATGACCTCGTCAATGCCGAGGGCCTGCGCACCGGCCAGAACGGCAGCAAGGCCAACCAGGGCCAGTACCCCTGGAAGCTGATGATCCGCCTCGCCGTGACCGACAGCCAGGCCGGCGGCGCGTGGACCTTCCTGATCCAAGAGGCGAGCTACGGCGGCGCCTACAGCACGAAGGCCACCATCACCCTGACCATCCCGACCGGGAGCACGGTGATCTCGCGGCAGTACCTGCACAAGGCGCTGCTGCCGCAGGTGCGCGTGCGCGCCAACGCCACCAGCGGCGGCTCAGCGCCCGCGGCGTGGGCCTACGGCACGCCCGGATTCTACGGGACCTGATGACCCCCAGCGGTCTGGAGCCGACGCCCGCGCGCGGCTTCCAGGCCCTGCGCGTCTGCCCCCACTGCCGCAAGCCGCTTCCGCCGGTGGCCTATCCGTCGGTTCCACATGGTGCGCTTGAGCCGAAGCCCGGCACCGAGGTCAACCGGGCAGCGGAGTTCGAGGATGCGACGCCGACGGTCCCGCAGCCGGTGGATCGGCGGGTGGCGGAGACGGAGCGGATTCAGCGATCCTAGTCCACGTCGTCTGGCTGATCGTCGAACGTGCCATCGCGCGCCTCCCGCAGCATCCGGCGGAGGACGCGGCACTCGATGCGGGCCTCCGTCAGCTGATCCCGGAGACGCCTGGTCGGATCCTCGGTGAGGAACAGCGACACGCAGGCGTTGCAGTAATGCCGGATCGGAACGTTCATCTCCCGCACCAGCGCCCAGCCGGACGGTGCGTTCAGCACGTTCTCACCCTTCTGCACGATGTTGCAGCGATCGCAGGCGAACTCCGGCGGTCCGCTTGTTGGTGAACGAGCAAGGGACATGGTCATCTCCCGATGTGACGCACGCGCGCCAGGGGGTCGAACCGCTGGGCGTGGCTCTGTGATTGGCGCATGAGGCGATCGCGCGTCCGCAAGTCCTCGGAGCGCACCGGCGCCGAGAACGTCACGGCCAGCGCGTCGGCGAAGTCCGGCGAGGGCAGGCCGCGGTCCTTCATCGCCTCCTTGGATTCCAGCACCAGCTTGTCCGAGGAGTTGTAGCCGTAGGTGGCCGCGCACAGGTCGAGCTTGAGGCGCTGCACGGGCGGGATCGCGCCGTGGCGCTTGACCCACTGCGCCATCTGCCACCACATCTCCGCGCGCTTGTTGAGGAACTTCGCGTCCGTGGGCGTGCCCGCAAACTGCACGTCGATGACCTTGTGGCCCAGCTGCCGTAGGCGGTCGATCACGCCACCACCATAGCCGCCGGTGCCGTCGATGAACACGCCATCGGGCTTCCACTCGTTGATCTCGTGCGCGACGCGATCGGCCACCTGCATGGCGTCCGCGCCCCGCAGCTCGATCGGCTCCCAGGCCATGACGCCCTGGCGCAGCTGGATCACGGTCGAGTCGTCGCCATGCCGCGCCACGTCCACGCCGATCACCTTGGCGCTGTGCTGGTAGTCGCCCTCGTTGTAGTTGCGCTTGGATGCGGTCTCCACCTCGTCCACGCTCAGCAGCACATCATCCGCGCTGGCGTTGAAGTCGCACAGGAACTCGCGGCGGAAGGCCGTCGAGGTCATGTCGCGCTCGAGGTCGGCCACTTCCTTGGCCGGCAGCGCATCGGTCTGGCGCACGGTGTAGAGCCCGGCGTACCAATCGGAGCGCTCCAGCGCGGCGAAGTAGGTCTGCGAGAGCAGGTTGATGCCCTTGGGCGTGCCGAGGAACAACGCCCAGCCGTTGCGGTCGGCCAGCTGCGGGCGCAGGACCGAGTCCCACAGGTCCGGGTCGAGGTCGGCGGCCTCGTCGAGAATCACGCCATCGGTGTACGGGCCGCGCAGGCTGTCGGGGTTGTCGCCGCCGTGGATGCGGATCTGCGCGCGGTTGTGCGGGAGCGTCACGTGGAGCTCGCCCTCGGAGACGACCGCGCCCGGGCACTGCGAACAGAACCGCTTGAGATAGTGCCAAGCGATCGCCTTCGCCTGCTTCAACTGCGGCGCCAGGTACGAGTAGCGGCCGTCCGGCAGCGTGAGTTGCCCCGCGCGGTCGATCATATGCGCGACCGACAGCACGGTCTTGCCGGCGCGGCGATGACACACGAGCACGCCCCAGCGCTTGCCGTCGAGGCCCAAGTGAACCTCGCGCTGCCACGGGCGAGGCGAGTAGCCCATCTCCACGTGGCGCTGCTCAGCCATCGCTCTGGCGCCGCGGCACGCCCGAGTGGAAGATGACCGTCACCGACCCATCGCCCTCGTTCGAGACCTGCATCGGCAGGATTTTGCCGATGAGCGCGAGGAAGGCTGTCGGGTTGTCCTCGGCCTGACGTGTGAGGTAGGCGACGCCTCCGGAGTTCGACAGGGCTTCGAGGATCATGTCGCGCAGGGTCGCCGTCACCTGATTCGGCGTGCCTGCTTTCCGCCCTCCGGTCTTGCGGCCCCGAGCCATCTACTTTAGACCCATGCCAACAGGTTAGCGCATTTCCCGCATTTTGGAATGCCGGGCTCGTTGACGCCCATAGACAAATCGATATGTATCTATCCGTGGTCTCCTGCCCCAACCACTTCGGCACCCCCACGTGGGACGAGCGCGAACGCGCGGAGGCCATCCGCCTGGCGGCGGCCCGGGTGCGTGCTGCCCTGGCCCGTGGCGACGGCCCGATGCCGGCGCACGTCGTGGAGCGCGGCCAGCGGTGGATGCTCAGGCCGCTGCCGTATCCGTATGCGGTGGTGATGGACTGAGCGGGGCTGGCGTTTAGCCTGACACTGAGCGTGATCCCGAGAGGGAAGCGGCGTACCTAGCTGCCGATAGGCTAATAGGCCACGCTCAACGACACCCCGGCCTCGCGGTCGGGGTTGTTCGTTTACAGCCGGCTGGCGATGCAGGACGCCAGGAACCGCAGATCCCGCTTCTGCTCGCTCCACGGCAACGACGGCGCGTACAGCCTGATGTCCGCCTCCACGTAGTGCCCGGTCTCGAACAGGCTGATGGTCACCTTCACCTGCTCGTCGCCCTCGCCCGAGACCGCGGTGATCACCGTGGGGTCTTCGCCATCCTCGACCGTGGCGCCGAAGTCCTCAAGGCCGGCGCGCGTCGCGATCTCGGCATGCGCCAAGTCCGCGTGCAGCATGGGCGACGCAATCGCACCGTGGGCGATGGGCTCCACGCGCAGGCAGCCCGAGAGCGCGATCGCAGCGAGCAGGAGCAGGCGCACCCGCTCACTGTGGCGCCGGGAGCGCGGGCGCGGTAGGGGTTGATTCGGATGCCTTCGGCCGCGGCCAGGAGCAGGCGGCGTCGCGCAGCAGCATCGGCTCGCCGCGCGGCCAGCCATCGACCTGGCGGCTGTAGATCGTGGCGAGGGTGGCGTAGTCACGGGTCGTGCCTTCGGAGGAGTGCCCCATCCAGTCGCCGAGCATCGACGTGGAGATGCCGGTCGCGGTCATGATCCCGGCGTAGCTGTGCCGGGTACTGTGCACCGTGCGTTCGCCCTTGGTGATCTCGAGCCGGGCCAGGAAGGCGTACAGGTAGCGCCGCGCGGTGACGGTGGAGAAGCGGAACACCCGCTCGGCGCGGTACTGCGGCGCTGGCCGGTACCAGCCCAACACAGCCTTGAGCTCGGCGGGCTTCGGCACCAGGCGCGTCTTGTTGCCCTTGCCGGTGATGCAGGCGAAGTCCTCGGAGTAGTCGAGCCCGCCCGTCCAGGCGGTGGTGACCATCTCTTCGATGCGTAGGCCGAGGTAGACGAACAGACAGGCGTGCAGGTGGAATGGATCGTCGCAGGCCCGCACCATCGCGCGCAGTTCCTCGACCGTGAACTGCGCCTTGATCGTGTCGTCCGGCTCCTCGGTCTCAGCCACCGTCAGCGGGTTGTGATCGACCAGCCGGCGCTCGACCGCGTAGTTGAACAGGGCCTTGCAGGTGTTGAGGTACTGGACCTTGGTGGTGGCGGCGATCGGCAGCGAGGCCAACCACTCCTCGCACTGGACCGTGGCTCGAGGATGGCCGGGCTCGGGCATCTTCACCGCCAAGGCGTTGAGGCAGCGTTCGACGTTCGCAAGGTGGCTGTCGGTGCGCTTCTTGGTCCCACGCAGGAAGTTCACGTAGGACTCGACCAGCCGTTTCGTGGTCTGCCGGTTCAGCGACTCCTGCCGGGTCAGGAACTTCGCGTGCTGCTGCTTCGCCCAGGCGGTGGCCTCGCTGAGCGAGCGGAAGGGGGCGCCGGGCATGCCGGTGGACTTCGCGTAGCGGCCCGCGGCCGGGTCGCGCGCCCACCCCTGGAAGGACCCGCTGGGGAGGGCGACGGCGAAGTACCCGCGATGCTTGCCCATGGCGCTATCGCTCTATGGCGATGCCGGCCCCAGGCAAGGACTACCGGGTAGTTTCGGGTAACTTTGCAGGGGATTCCCGGGCACCACTTACAGCACTTAGGGAGATGGCGGAAAACAGAATGCCGGCGCGTAACTTGCGTTACCGCCGGCACTTCGGTTGGTACTCCCAAGGGGATTTGAACCCCTGTTCACGGACTGAGAATCCGTGGACAGCGCGCGCGGGAGACGGCGCACACCGTTGCGCTGCATCATGGGGAAGTTTTCGGGGAACTTTCCATGAGGCGTCGCACGAGGGCTTGTACGCGCGGCGAGGCCGCTGCCAAGTGCATGGCGTCGATGAAGACCTCCCGGTCTTCTCCGGTCAGCCCCAAAGCTGAGGCCCAGGCCGGCGCGCGCTTCCAGTTGGGTGCTCTCCTGGCGGCTATCAGTTTTCCCACAAGGGTCGGATGCACATGCACCCGCTCCGCGAACTGCTTTTGATTCAACCCGCGCGCAGCGATGGCCGCTGCCAGCAGGGCTCCAAACCGTTGCACCCGGTCAGGCTACCACATGAACGAAAGGGATGGGAACGAGACTCCACAGTCTCTTGAATGGCTACCGTATGCACATGGTGCGACTGCAACCGTCGCACCTTCTGAAAGTCGGAAAGTCCTTGTAGAAACCTATCGGGGTTTCCCTAGACCACAGGAACCCCTACAAGGGGGACTGGAGTCCGTATGAACAGCCAGCAGCTCTCCGTCATCAGCGGCTACATCGCGATCGCGAACGCTGAGTCGGCCGAGCTGACGGCCCAGGCGCAGCAGGTGGCGCTACGCGCCGCCGCCCTCCGGAGGGACCTGGCCGCGACGGAGCAGCGTCTCGAGGCGCTTCTCCAGCGCCTGGACCTTCTTGTCGAGACCCCGAGCCCGCGCCTCTGACTCGGCCAGGGACTGCTCGGTCCGGTGGAGGTGGGTGCGCGTCGCGGCCAGCTCGCCGCGGAGCGCGATCATCTCGCGCCACAGCTTGAGGCCGGGCGCGTCATCGCCGAGCGCGGTCTCCGCCGGCACCAGGAAGTACCACGCTTCGCGCGCGACGCGCATGAACTCGTCGCGGGCCGCGGATCCGCGTTCGTAGCGCAGGCCATCCGCCCATGCGTCGAGCTCGTCGGGGTTGAACTTCTTGAGGCCCGACGCGACCTGGCTGAGGAGTCCTTGCGCCGTGGGCTTGCCCGCGCCGCTCGCGACCTCGGCTTGGCCGATGCCCTGCGCCTTGAGTTCGGCGAGACGCGAGGCGACTAGTTCGGCGAGGCTGTTCATCGGGGGCGGCGGACCATAGAGGGTGTCCCCGGTACGAGCAAATGAAGAGGTAGGACTCATGCTGATTATGTTATTGCGTTCTGGCGATGACGCGATAAGAATATTGGCATGCAGGGGACGCCCGAGAACGAAAGGAAGCCCGTGATCGACTCCGCTGGGGCTGTGGAAGCCGCCCAGATGCTCACTTGCACCGAGATCGACCGCCTTTTCCGGCTGCGCCACGGCACTGCCCGTGCCGCGGCCGCCGCGGGCGAGATCCGCTGCCGGGTCCAGCCGCGCGGCGGCAAGACCAGCTACCTCATCGCACTCTCCGATGCCCGCGACGCCTGGGGTCCGCGGTGATGCCCCTCCCTCCCTCCGACGACCGCATCCTGGTCGCCATCGCCGTCGGCGTGTTCTGCGTCTGCACGAGCGCCAGCGTCACCATCGCCTACCTGATGGGGTGGCTGTCGTGAGCGGCATCGGCGCTGTCGATGTCGTGACGGAGAAGAAGGCGCTCGAAGCGGAGCTTGCCGACATCAAGCACCGCATGCTCGGCTGCGGCCGTCTTCCTGACTTCGAATGGCGCACGCTCAGCGCTCGGCGGTCGGCTCTCGTGCGACGCCTGGGCCAACTCGACCTCGAACTGACGCGCCGGAAGGCCGAGAAGCACGCCAAGGCGCTCAGTGAGGATGCTGGCAAGCGTGACGTGCGCGTGCGCCACACCGACCTCCTGGGTCACATCGTCTCGCTGCGGGACCGCTACCGCGAGGCCGCCAAGGATCCGCGCCACACCGAAGCCGTGCGCTTCATGTACCAGCGCTTCGTCGAGGACCTCGACCGCGCGATGCAGTCCACGGTGATCCAGTGACCCGCCGCCTCGCCCTCATCGTCTCCGCGGACCTCGGGCTGATCGGCCTGGTCCTGATCCTCAAGTACGGCTGGGCGCTCGCTCAGCTGTTCGCCTGAAACGAAGAGGGGTCGCGCCGCGCGAACGGCCGACCCCATGACCAAGACCCCAAGGAGGTCCCAGTGACCGAGAACGCTACCAACAACCAGCCGCGCGCCAAGTGCCCCGACTGCGCCGGCAAGGGTTACATCGTCGTCAATGGCTCCTATGGCACGCCGGAGCGCGAGGAGTGCGAGGGCTGCAACGGCCGCGGTACCTGCAAGGGAACGGAGTCGCTGCTCGGCACGCCGATCCCGCAGCCGACCGACCTCGCCGCCACCATGCTGGCGATCACCGAGGCCGCCTACCCCGGATCCACCAAGGGCATCGCCAAGCCGGCGACGCCGCACCGCACCGACGACCCCGCCCTCACCTGGGCGAAGATCCTCGCCATGACCCCCAGCGCCGAGGGCCTGGCCATCCGGAGCGCGATCCGCGCGCACATCGGCAACATCCTCTCGCGCCTGTCCAACGAGGCGCAGGCGCAACTGCTGGTGGCGGAGGCGTGGGCGCAGGAGGCCGACCGCGCCTACGACGGCACCGACGCGCTGGAGCAGCACAACCTGGCGGCGGGCCGCGCGGCCGCGCTCGCGTGGGTGCAGGGTGCGCTCGGCTCGGCCTGCGACATGACCACGGTGGCCGTGCCCTTCGAGGTGCCGCACCACTGGAACCAGATGCCGCCCGAGCCCGAGGAGGAGTCCGACGACTGCCCGACCTGCGGCGGGAGTGGTGGCGGTGACGAGGCGCACCTGCGCTGCCACGAGTGCAACGGCACCGGGCGCAACCGCTTCAAGAGCGAGGAGGAGTTGGACGGCGAGGCGGACGACGCCTATAGCCGCTGGAAGGATGAGCGGGCGGAGCGGGAGTTCCATGCCCAGGGCGCCGAGCAGAGGGAGGTCTCGCCATGAACGCTCCACTAATCGTCCCCGAGGGTGCGCTGCTGCCCGAGCAGGTGAGCGCGCAGGTGCAGTTGATCCAGCAGGTGATGCGCGACGTCATGAAGGATGGCGAGCACTACGGCGTCGTCCCTGGCTGCGGCACTAAGCCGGCGCTGCTCAAGCCCGGCGCCGAGAAGCTGTGCTTCACCTTCCAGCTGGTCCCGAACTTCGAGGTCAAGCGCCAGGACTACGAGCGCAACCACCGCGAGTACGAGGTCCGCTGCCGGCTGACCAACCGCGCGGGCGTGCTGATCGCCGAGGGCCTGGGCACCTGCTCGACCTACGAGAGCAAGTACCGCTACCGCAACGCCGACCGCACCTGCCCGACCTGTGGCAAGCCGGCGCTGATGAAGTCGAAGCGGGATCCCGAGTTCTACTGCTGGACCAAGAAGGATGGCTGCGGCGCGACGTTCCCGCTCGACGACAAGCGCATCACCGAGCAGCAGGTCGGCAAGGTCGAAAACCCCGACATCGCCGACCAGTGGAACACCGTGCTCAAGATGGCGACCAAGCGCGCGCACGTCGCCGCAACCATCACCGCCTGCGCGGCCTCCGACCTGTTCACCCAGGACATCGACGAGAACGCGGAACTGGCGAAGCCCCAGGAGGAGGCGCCCCAGGGAAACGGCCAGCCGGGCGACCGCCTCATGGCGAGCGCCGCCCGGTTCGAGGCCGAGAAGCAGGGCGCGGCCCAGGCTACGACGGACGCGAAGCCCACGACCACTACCCCCGCGGCTACGGCGACGACTGAGCCCAAGCCGGCGGACCTGCGCCAGGCCAAGGCCAACTTCGACGCCGTGCGCGACTCGCTGCCGCAGGGGCCGAAGCTGTGCGCGCCCGTCGATGCCAAGCGCATCGCCGAGGCGTTCAAGCGCGCCGAGAGCGCGACCTGCCGCGACCAGGCGCTGGAGTGCATCCGAGTGGTGGCTGGTGACCACGTGACCAAGCCCAACGAAGTGCCGTCCAGCAAGGTCGAGCCGCTGATCGCTGCCCTGCGCCAGCTGGCCGGCGAGGAGATCTAACCATGGGAGCCATCACCGTCCAATCCCAGGTCCCCGCCAACGCTATCTTGGTCGAGCAGGTGACGCTGGACCGCATCGACGCGCTCGCGCTCAAGGCCGTGGAGATCGCGCCGACCGCCCCGCGGGTCGAGCTCGAGGCGCTGTACGCCGAGGTGCAGGCCCTCTCCAAGGGCATCGAAGCGCAGCGTACCGCCCTCAAGGCACCGGCGCTCGCCTACGAGCGTGCGCTGGACGCCGCGGCGAAGGACGCACAGGGCGTGCTGCGCCCGACGCTCGACACCCTCGGGCACGCCATCAAGGCGCACCTGGACCGCGAGGAGGCCGAGCGCCAGGCGGAAATCAAGCGCCAGCGCGAGGAGGCCGAGCGCAAGCAGGCGGAGGAGAACGCCAAGGCCGACATGGCAGCCGCGTTCGCCGGCGCCGACGAGGAGCCCGCCGCGGTGGTGGAACACCTGCCGCAGCGCATCGACCCGCCCAAGGCACCGCCGCCGCCGAAGTCGTCGGCGATCCGCAAGACCACCGACTACGTGCTGGTGATCCCCGATCGGAGCAAGGTGCCGGTGGAGTTCGCCGGCGCCGAGCTGCGCCCGATCGACGAGGCCACGCTCAAGCGGCTGCTGCGTTCCGGGATGAAGTGTGAGTTTGCGCGCTTGGATGCGGTGGAGTCGTTCGCGTCGAGGGGAAGCCAGTGACCAAGTCCAAGACCAAGAAGCCGCGCGCCAAGAAGGCCGCCCCCGTGACCGATGAGCGCGTGCTCGTCCTGCGCCTCTGCCGCGCCGACATGACCAGCCAGAACGGCTTTCGCTGGCCCGAGTCCGGCGCCGTCGAGGCCAAGGATTGGAAGCCCACCAAGGAGTGCGGCAACGGCCTGCACGGCTGGCTGTGGGGCGAAGGCGACCACTGCTCGTGCAACTACTTCGACGGCGGCAAGTGGCTCGTCGTGTCCGTGCTCGCCTCCGAGTGCATCGACCTCGGAGGCAAGGTGAAGTTCCCGCGCGGCGAGGTGGTGCATTGCGGCGACCAGGCCAGCGCCACGGCATTCATCAAGGCGCACCCCGCCGCCAAGGACCGGAAGATCATTGGCGGCACCGCGTCGGCTGGCGACCTCGGCACCGCGTCGGCTGGCGACCGCGGCACCGCGTCGGCGGGCTACCGCGGCACCGCGTCGGCTGGCGACCGCGGCACCGCGTCGGCGGGCTACCGCGGCACCGCGTCGGCTGGCGACCGCGGCACCGCGTCGGCGGGCTACCGCGGCACCGCGTCGGCGGGCGACCTCGGCACCGCGTCGGCGGGCGACCTCGGCACCGCGTCGGCTGGCGACCGCGGCACCGCGTCGGCGGGCTACCGCGGCACCGCGTCGGCGGGCGACCTCGGCACCGCGTCGGCGGGCTACCGCGGCACCGCGTCGGCGGGCTACCGCGGCACCGCGTCGGCGGGCGACCTCGGCACCGCGTCGGCCGGAGAGGAGGGGGCAATCGTCATCCGCTACTGGTCGGAGGTCGACAAGCGCTGGCGCCTGGCGGTCGGCTACACCGGCGAGAACGGCATCGAGAATGGCAAGCGCTACCACGTCCGCGATGGGAAGCTGGTCGAGGGCGAACACGAGGAGACCAAGCAGGCGCGCGAGTACGCCGAGAAGCTGTCGAAGATGAAGCCGGCGGAGCGGGAATGACCAAGCACCGGATGCACGCGAACAGTCTCGCCGCCTTCCGCTCGTCGGACTTCAACCCGCGCGAACAGGCCATCCTCCGCGTCCTGCGCGAGGCCGGCATCCCCATGAGCGACCGCGCCATCATGCAGCGGATGGGCTACCAGGAACCCAACGCGGTGCGGCCTCGCATCAATCATCTGCTGGACATCGGCGCGCTTGAGGAGGCCGGCAACATCGAGTGCCCGGTGACGGGCAAGACCGTCCGCACGGTGCGCATCGTGGCGGCGGTGCAGGAGACGCTGACGGCATGAGCCCCCGAGACTTGGTGTTGGCCTTCCTCGGCCGCGGACCAGCCGCGCGCAACAGCATCATCGGCTACGTCATGGGCCGCGGGGTTCCCTACGTCGACGCGGAGAAGCAGGTGTCCGCCGCGATCCTCGAGCTCCAGCGCGTCGGACGGATCGAGGGGTTCGGCAAGGATGGGTGGCGATTGGCAACGTCGGCGGCGGAGATGGAGGCGAGCGAGTGATCAGCGACTCCGACATCGCGCAGCTTCTGGATCAGGCGGCGCCGCTCGACCGTGTGCTGATGCAGCGTCTGGTCGATCGCATCCGCTTCGCCGAAGGTGGCGGCGTCCGCCGTGAGCTTGACCGGCTCTCGACGCCGCGGCCGTTCACCTTCATGGGCATTCCCAGCGACCAGCTGACGCGCGACGAGTTGCTGGTGATCCTCAACTGGATGCAGAGGGATCGGACATGACCTCCCCGCTCCTCAGCCAAACCCGCGCCGCCATCGCGCAGTTGGAAGCGCTCAAGCGACAGAAGGGGATCGTGTCGGCCGCGCTCGTCCGCGAGTCGTTGCCGCCGCATCTCAACGCCGCGGCGACCCCGTATGACTGCGAGTTGATCGCGAAGCGGCTGAACCAGGCCATGGCCGAGCCCGAGCAGATGGCGCTGCGGATGGATCACCAGGCGAGGGCGGCGGGGGAGCAGTGACGTGCGCAGCCTCCATCTCTTCGCCGGCGCCGGGGGGGGGTCTCTACGCAGACCTCATTCTTGGACACGAGCCCGTCTGTGCCGTCGAATGGGATCCCTTCTGCTGCCAGGTCCTGCGAGAGCGAGCCGCTGATGGCTGGTTCCCCGCCCTGCACGTGCACGAGGGAGACGTTCGGCTGTTCGATCCATCCCCGTGGACGGGCCGAGTGGATTGCGTGCATGCGGGCTTCCCTTGCCAGCCTCATTCCGAAGCCGGGAAGCGCCGCGGCGCGCGCGATCGACGCAACCTCTGGCCCGACGTCGTCCGAGTGCTTCGCGGTGTGCGTCCGCGGTTCGCGTTCTTGGAGAACGTTCCTGGCCTGGTCCAAAATGGGTTCATCGCCACGGTTCTCCGGGACCTGGCCGCGCTCGGGTACGATGCGCGATGGACGCTGCTATCGGCTGCCGCTGTCGGAGCTCCTCATATCCGCGACCGCTGGTGGTGCCTCGCCGAGCTTCCCGACACCGATGCGCAGCGACGGGATCGCGGGACCGCAGCCTGGCGGGACGCGCTTCTCGGGAGCGAAGGCGACGAGGAATCTAGCGGGTGCGGTGATGTGGCCGACGCCGCTAGCGTCGGACGGCACCAAGGGGCCGACCAAGTTCAGCCGCGGGAATCCATCTCTGGGGCTGGCGGCGAGGACCTGGGCAACGCCGACGGTCAAGGGCAACAACAACCGCGCGGGGTGCTCGGCGAAGGCCGGGGACGGGCTGGCTACCCAGGCTGGTGGAGCGCTGAACCACGAGTGGGTCGCGTGGTTGATGTGCTGGCCCCTGCTCAGTTTCGAGATGGACCGGGCAACCGCCGCACGCGCGCTTTCCGCTCGGCTTGCCTGGAAGGAGAAGGTAACGGGCAAGTCCCGCTCACGGCGGCGCTCGCGTGGATCGCGCTCGGAGGCCCGGTAGCCGCATGACCGACGACGCCCCCGTTTACTGCGCCCGCTGCCTCGCGCGCATCACCGACGACCGCTTGGACGAGACCGAGTGCTTCCGCTGCGGCACCGTGCTCGGAGCCGACGACGTGCTCGACGAGACGCAGCTGCGCGAGCGCCAGCAGCGCGACGCCGAGGCGTGGGACGCGGCGAGAAGGGACGGGCTGATCACATGACCTATGAGATCCACCACGGCGACGCGCTCGCTGTGCTCCGCTCACTTCCGAGCGAGAGCGTCGACGCCGTGCTCACCGATCCGCCATACAGCTCGGGCGGCATGTTCCGCGGCGACCGTCAGCAGGACGTGCACACCAAGTACGTCAACAGCGACAGCGAGAGCGGCAACGCCATGGCCGCGTTCACTGGCGACAGCCGCGACCAGCGCAGCTATGGCTATTGGGTAGCGCTGTGGCTCGGCGAGTGCCTGCGCATCGTGAAGCCCGGAGGCGTCGCTGCGCTGTTCACCGACTGGCGGCAGCTGCCGGCGACGAGCGACGCGCTGCAGGCCGGCGGCTGGGTGTGGCGCGGCGTCGTCCCCTGGCACAAGCCGAACGGCCGTCCGGTGCAGGGCCGGTGGGCCAACTCCTGCGAGTACGTCGTATGGGGGACCAACGGCCCGCGCGACCTGCTCGCGCTCGACGGCGCCGCGCTGCCCGGCTTCTACCAGGCCTCGCCTCCGCGGGAGCGCGAGCACATCACGCAGAAGCCGGTCGAGGTCATGCAGTCGCTGATGCGGATTGTTCCTAGGGGGGGGGTAGTCCTCGACCCTTTCTGCGGCTCGGGAACGACCGGCGTGGCGGCCCTACTCGAGGGGCGCAGCTTCATCGGGTGCGAAATGTCTGAGCACTTCGTCGAGGTCGCGCGCCGCCGCTGCGCCGAGGCGGCGACGCAGGGGCAGCAGGGCTCGCTGCTCGAGCTCGCCGCGGCGCCTGAGCCCATCGGCACGCAGACCACCCTCATCGAGCCCGGAGAGGCCCGCTAAATGGAATACGCGAAGCTGCAGCTGGTCGACCTCCGCAAGCCGGCATGGCGCCTCGCGTCCATGCACGCGCGTGGCGCGGCTGTCACCATCCTGGCCTTCTGCGCCGACCACGAGACCGGCGGCCGGATCGAGGCCGCGCGCGAGTGGGATCCCGACACCTGGCGCGACATCGTCGGCGTGCGCCCCATCGACGTGCAGCGCGCGATCGACGCCGGGCTGTGCTGGTGGGAGGGCGACGACCTCATGTGCGCGCTGTACGACAGCATCGGCCACGCCCGCCTGCAGGTGCAGCGGCAGCAGGGTCCGCACGGCGCCCGTGGTGGCCGCCCTCGCAAGACCCCCCTTCCAGAAAACCCTAAGGGTTCCGAGCCTGGAAACCCTAAGGGTTATCAGTCAGGAAACCCTGAGGCTTCGGAGCCGGAAACCCCCAGTCCAGACCAGACCATCCCAGTCCAGACCAGACCAGACCAAGATACAGCGGCAGCAGCGGCTCGAGATCCGCGCGCGCGCGAGCCCGAGCCCTCGTGCCACGTGGAACCCGATGCTCCCGAGACCGACGAGCCGCAGCCACCGGCGACGCCGCAGGACCGCGACCGCGAGGATCGCCTGCTGGCGTTCGTGCTCGACCACGGCGGCGTGCTGGACGACCCCGATGGCGCCGACCTGCGCCCGAAGTGGCGGGAGGCCCTGCGCGGGCTGCGCGAGCCCGAGGCGCGGTTCGTCTTCGAGCGCGGGCCCGCCGCGGTGGGCCACTCGCTGGTCTACCCCACCGGGTTCGTCAAGGCCCGCGGGAAGCTCCGCGACGAGCTCGCCGCGCTGACCCGCCAGGCCGCCGAAGCCGCCGCCGCCAAGCGCGACGCCCGCGCCGGTGCCGCGCTGCGCAGCGTGGACCAGGAGCGCGCGGCCGCGCAGGACCAGGCCAACGCCGCCGCCGCCGAGCCCGCGCAGCGGATCATCGCCCATCTGGCGCAGCTGGACGCCGAGGCGCGCGACCGGATCGCGGCCGAGGTCGCGGGCAACGCCAGCGCCCGGTCCGCGCTGGCCGCCGCCGCGGTCGCCATGGGCGGGGGCAAGCCCCTGTCGTGGATCCAGGTGCGCGCGCTGCGCCAGGCCAGTCCCACGCTCGCCGCGGTCGCGGATGGCCGCACGGAGGTCCCGACATGAGCGCCAAGTACGCCGTCCCCTCGGCGCGCACGACCGCCAACTTCGAGTACCGCCGCCGCCAGCTGGAGGCGCAGGGACGGCTGGTCCGCTGCGACCTGACCTCGTGCGGACGCGGGTTCCCGCGCGGTCGCGGCGCGTCCTGCCCGTGGGTCGCCAATCGGAACTTCTGCTCGACGACCTGCCTGGAGTTCGCCATCCAGCGCGGCCAGGTCGCCAGCCCCTACGTGCGCTTCGGGCCGCGGGGGAGGCGCGCATGACCTTCGCGCGCCGCCTCGCCGAGCTGATCCTCACCGAGCGCCTGGCGATCACCGCCACCGACCTCGAGTGCCGCGAGGAGACCATGCGCCGACTGGCGCAGCGCGCGTCGCTCGCGCTCGACCGTCGCTTCGCTCGGCCCGACCAATGGGCCATCACCGAGGCCGCCAAGGCGTGGGCGCGCGCGCTCCTCGGGGTCGTTCTGCCGCGACCGGTGAAGCCGCCGCGCGTGTGGCTGCTGCCGGCCGACGACGTGCTCGCTAACCGCTACCGGCGCCAGCGGTTACGCAAGAAGCTCAACCGCGTGGCGCGCTCCATGGACGAGAACAAGGGGGCAGCGTGAGCCCGAAGAAAAGCGAACCGACCATGCCCGCCGCGCCCCGTGAGCCTGCCGACCCCATCGACGAGTATGACCGGATGGCCGAGTTATTCCGTGCGCGCACCGGGCTGCTGTGTCCCGGCAAGGATTACCCGCCTGACATGGATGACGGGGCGACCGAGGATCATCGAGGCGACGCGTGGACGGTGTTCAAGGCGTACTACGCGGAGGCGAAGGAAGTCGCCGCACTGAGAGAGCGGGTAGCAAACGAATCCCGCGTCCGGGGCGCGCTGGTGGAGGCGCTGACGGCTATCAAAGCGATAGCCGATGAGCGGTTCGACCATTGCCTTGAGCAGGGGAAGTACAATCAGACCCAGACGTGGACTGCTATTTGTGACCTGGCAGAGAACGCCCTCAACCTCGCCAAAGGCTCGTCAGAGCCGAGCACCGGAGCGAGCGCCGCGGAAGGGGATGGCGATGGCTAAGCGACTGGAACGGAATGAGTGGTTTGCCTGTCAGCACAAAGAGTCGGGGTGCTTCCATTGGAATCTCCGCTCAACGGCTAAGGGCGCACGCGAGATGCGGGCCAGCTTCATTGAGGACCCTGACGGCCTGCGCTGGCGAGTCGTCCGCGTCCGCGTCACCGAGGTGAAGAAGAAGCGAAAGGGACCCAAGTGAGAATCCTACCGCCGATGAAGCGTAAATGGCGCTTCGACCCGATCACCGGCCGGCGCTACTACGAGATCCGCGACGAGTATCCGACCTTCCTCGGGCTGAACCGGGATCAGTGGATCAAGCTCGCCATCATGTCCGTGCTGTGTGCGCTGTGAGTAACCCCGACCGCGAGCAGAAGGGCGAGGATGGAATCTGGCACCAGGCGCACCTGCTCAAGATGGCCTTCCGCTGCATGGAGAGAGTGAACCCGATCAAGCTACGGGCCGTGGTCATGGAGAAGTGCCGCACCAGCAGGCGCGAGCGGAAGCACATCATCAAGAACCTACGGGCGCACCCGTTCTACCGGATGCTGTGCCACCTCGACGGAGTGAAGCCATGAAGGACCACCACCCGAAGCATCCGAGCGAGCAGAAGGGCGAGGGGCTGACCGACCCCGTGATTATTCAGGTCAACGAGGACATTCGGCAGGCATTTCGGAAGGCCCTCCGCACTCTCATTGATAGCCGGGATCAGATCACGGATGAGGTGATCGGCCTTTATGCTCGATGGGTGCGAGCGCTCGAAGATGAGAACGCGAAGTTGAAAGCGGAAATCGAGAAACTGAAAGGGCCAGCCCCATGACCAAGCCCACCCACCACCCGAAGCAGGCGCGGGGGCCTCAAATCAAATGGATGCTCTGCCGCGACAAGCAGCCGCCGATCGATAGCGGACACACCTATCTCGTCACCGTCGGATCGCCGCACACCGGGCGAGTCTGGACCAGCGAGGGTAAGTACGAATCCGCTGAGCGGCCTGAGTACTGCTGGCTCGTCAGTGGCGACGAGGGCTGGGAGAGTCCGCGCCTGTACAACTGCCAGGTCATCGCGTGGTCGCTGATGCCGAGGCCCTACACCGGAAAGAAGCCATGACCTCCCAACGCGAGAAGCAGCCGGGCGCGGGGGCTCGCCCCTGGAAATACGAGTTCTTTCCATCGGGAACATGCATCGTCACCAGGAACGACGGTGGACCGCATTACTACCTGTATGGCGGCTATGGGCACGACCGCAGCGAGGAGTTCCGCATCGACGCGACGCGCGACCTCTGCGCGTGGCTGAACGGTGAGCGTCAGGCGCCAGCGTGGGCACGCACCTTGAAGCGCGAAAGCCCGACCGAGGTGACGGGCGCGTGTCGGATCAAGATCCTCGCCACCGGGCCGATGCGACTTCCACCGGACGACAACGGTCGCTTGGCGTGGCGTGAGGAATCCCGCGACGACGAGGCCAGGGCCGCACTCATCGAAGACCTACTGATCGAAGCGAACAGGCCATGACCAACCCAGACGAACGCGAGCGGCGGGACGCTCTGTGGATCCAAGATCTCAAGCCGGGCGAATGGTTCCTGTGGGGCGACGAGGAGCGGGCCTTGCTCCTTCTCGACGAGGTGGACCCGCCGCATCGGCTGGCGCTCGATACGACAACATGGCGTTGGCGGCGATTCCATCCGACGCAGCCGGTGCGCCGACCGAAACCACCGCAGGGACTCACGCCACCCACCCCCGCCCGAGACGGGGAGGCGGGCCCTCTGTGGTCATTCAACAGCGATGACGAGGCGACGGAGCACGTCGAGTTCCTGTTCCGCACCTACGCCTTCGAGGACGACGCCGCCCTCACCGAGGATGCACGGGGGTTGAAGCGCAGACTCAGAGCCGCCGCGAGACTCGACGAGAAGCCAGACCAGGCGGGCTGGTCTCTCCCTGGTCACATCGCGGACCTCTGGCGCCAAGTGTTCGCGCTCATCGTCTGCCGCAACGGCTCGGCACGTGACAAGGCGCTGGTGCAGAACTTCTGGCTAGCGATGAATAAGTTGACCGGTCTGTCAAAGCCAGACGCGGAGCCCGAGCCGGTGGAAGACCAGGCGGGCGGGGTGAGCCGCCAGAAGGTGATTGATGTACTGCATGAGTATTTTCCGCTCGCGTATCGCAACGCAGAGCCAGCCGCAGAGAAGATCCTCGCGCTCCTCGGCGCGGGCGGGCGGGGGTCCGAACATTGTGGGTCCGAACATTGCCAGCCGAGGTCCGAACATTCGGACGCGACTGTCGAGCGGGTGGCGAAGGCCATCAACGACACGCTCTGGCCGAAGTTGGATCACAACGTCGCCAAGGTCTGTGCGCGGGCAGCGCTGACAGCCGCCAGACCAGAGAAACCAGAGGACGGGGAGGGAGCCGATGCCAACCAATGAGGCATGGGTGAAGTGGGCCGTCGAGCGCATCGCCGACCTAGAGAAGCAGCTCGCCGACGAGCGGCGGGAAGTGGCAATGCTCAGAGCCGCCCTCGGCAACCGCAACGCCGATGAGGATAAGATGGCGGCGGAGAATCAGAGACTACGCGATGAGAACGCCCGGCTACGCGCCGAGCTCGAGGACGACGGACGATGAGCGATTTCCACCTCCCCGGCCTCGACAAGGCCCAGTCGCGCCAGCCCTGCCGCGCGACCTTCCTCCATACCTGCCAACCCGTCATCGACGCCCGCGCCTTCGCCCGGATGGTCCTCACGTGGTGGGAGCCTGTCTGCCCCGAGGCCGAGTACCACCGCATCACCGAGCACTGGACCGACATCCTGGTGCGCATGTTCATGGACTGCCACATGTCCCGGAAGAACATGGAGGTCAAGGTCTACATGCAGGGCTCGGAGCCGGCCATCAAAGTCCTACGTGTGTTCACCCCGGAGACCGCATGAACCTGCCAGCCCTCACTCCCCATCAACCGACGTTCGCCGAACAGACCGAGTCCGAGCGCATCCTGTTCGATGCCTGGGATTCCCTCGGCACCTGCATCGCCCACGGGCTGATGCTGGGCGTCACGCTCCAGGCCATGCCGCCCGCGGAAGGCGCCGCGCCCGTGCCGGCCGTGGTCATGATCTTCCCGCCGGCTGAGGAAGGCGGCTCGCCGCGGCCCAAGTTCTTCCTGGTGGGCAAGGACGCGCCGTCGCTGCCGCTCCTGATGGCGCTCGCTGGATTCCATGCCGATGCGATCCTGCAGGAGTTCCATGGCGGGACCGGCGGCGCCGCCGACTACTTCACGCGCCGGAAAGCCACGGCGAAGGTGCGCGACGAGAACCGGAAGCGGATCATTATGCCGGGTGGGAACTGATGCGGCAGATCCGCGACCTCATGGCGCCGCGCCTGCTGGGGTTCTTCCAGGGCATTCCGTTCTACGGCGTCGGCATGATGAGCGCCGCATCGGGGCCGCACTACGTCTACGACCACGAGGGGGACTGATGGAGGGGCGCCTAATCACCCAGGAGATGATGCGGCAGTTCTACGCTCTGCCCGGCGCCACTAAGAAGCTGCTACGGTGGCGGATGAACAAGCTAGTATGGGCGCGGTGCTGCGCGGAGATCCGGCGCACCGCCTATGTGGTCGAGCTCGACCCGCAGACCAAGAAGCTGCCGGATGCGTTCCTCGGCGTGCCAGTCTTTTTCGGCGAGGTCGAGGTCGGACATTTCGTGCTTGAGGAGGATCCGATGGACTACGACGCCATGCCCGCCGGCCCCGAGCTCGACCGCCTTATTGCTGCGAAGGTCATGGGTTGGACGCTCTACCACTACACCAAGTCGCGGCCTGGTCATTGGGAGTGGATCACCGCTCCGCCGTGCGCCGATGTTCCAATCCGCATCGCATGTGGATCGGTGCGCGGCTACTTCACCGAAGCGGATGCCCTGAGCGACTTCGCGCCTTCAACCAATATCGCCCACGCTTTCGAGGTGGTTGAGCACTTGCAGATGGGCTTCAAGGGGAAGCGCCAGCTCTACCTCCAAACCGACGGCTATGGTTCGGAGAAGTGGATGGCGAGTTGGCACCGGCCCGAGGAGTACGTCACCATGGCCGAGAATGAGGCCGACACCGCGCCGCTCGCCATCTGCCGGGCGGCGTTGAAGGCGGTGGCGGGATGAGCGCGCTCCACCGTCGCCGGCTGCGGATGCTGAACCGCGTGCAACAATGGGCGCGCGACGTCGAACGCGCGGTTCACGCCGAGTTACGGAAGCAACTGCACCAGCACCTGCTTTATGGCGAGCCGCCGCCGAAGGTCTACCCGGGCACATTCCAGATGAGCCTGCGGCCGGAAGCCAAGCGGCGAATGTGGGAGCGCGTGCGCTGATCGCTACTGCTGGATCTTCTCGTCGTACAGGCACGAGATGCTGATGGTCACGCCCGACGCGCTCTTGAGGTACACGGTGTCGCCGTTGCCGATCCGCAGCTTCACGGTCTGACCGCTTGCCACCGTGGTGGTCTTGGTCGAGTCGCCGCTGGTGAGGCTGTACGTCCAAGTGTTGCCGCTCGAGGACGGCGGCGCGAACTGCACGAACACCTGATGGCCGGGCTGCGTGGTGAACACCACGTTCTGCTCGGTCGAGGTGAGCGCGATCTGCGTCGCGTCGTTGAACTTAAAGCCCGACTGCCGCACATCGTAGTTGATGGCCGTCGAGGTCTCGGCCGCGTACGACAGGCCGAGGCAGCAGAGGATGGCGGCGAGGAGGAGGCGCATGGTCATGGTCCTGGGGTTGGTGAGGGTGGAGGTTCGACGATGTTCGGGGCCGCGATCCACCAGCCATCGGGGATGCGGACGGGCTGCTGCTCGAAGCTGCCGTCGGGCTTGCGGACCCATTCCTTGGCGTCCACGTCACCCGCCAGCCGGTGGGGGATTCGGGGGTCCGGAAGGGCCCGTTCCTGGGGTGGGCACCCTGGCAGCGTCAGCAACAGCACGGCGAAACAGGTCAAGGCGCATCTTGTCAGCATCGGTCATCGGCTCCTCGGTGGCGCGGGTGCCCTCCTGGATCACGTCGAAGTACGCCCGCCACCAGCCCCGGGAGAAGCCGTAGGCGAGCGCTTCGACGAGTTGGAGGACCCATGCCGGGATCACTTCGCCCCGGCCTGCTCGCTGGTGACATTGTTCTGGCGGGCGCTGAACAGGCCCCAGCACAGGCTGACGGCAGCGACGACGCTCGGCCAGTCGGGGTTGGTGTTCGGGTCGCCGTCGAACAGCGCCTTGGCGGCGCTCGCGAGGACGACGATCAGGGCGAGGACCGCCGAGAGCTTGGGGTGGAGTGAGGTCATGGGGTTCCTTTCAGTCAGTGCTTGAAGACTTCGAACAGGATGACGGCGAGTGGCGAGGCGATCGCTGCGATGACCGACAGCTTGGTGCCGATGCTCAACTGGCGCGCGTCGGCGTCCGCCTGCTTCTGCCGCTCCAGCAGGCCATCGACGCGATCCTTCAAGACCTTGTCGTCACCGACGTGCATCTGGAAGTCGGTGGTCATGCCCTTGAGGTCCTTGCGCATGCCGCGGACTTCCTGCACCAGCGTCTCGGCCCACAGCGGCCATTCGCCGGAGTGATGGTTCTCGCGCGGGGTATCATCGTCGCGGCTCATGGCGCCCTCAGGGCACGATCACCCGCACGACCACGGTCTCGAGCGCGACGTGGTTCGTGTTGGTGGTGGTGAGCTGGCAGGTGAAGTCGAGCGTCTGCGACTGCGTGAAGTCGACGGCCGCGGTAGCCACAGCGCCAGACGAGCTGCCATCCGTGGCGACGTTGTTCGCCATGATGACCTGCGAGGCTGTGCCGCGGCCGCCGATGATGATGCGCGCGCGGTGCGAAAGTCCGGTCGTGAGCGTGGCCGTGTACCAGGTCGTCGACCCGGTCTTGATGTTGATGGCCTTGTTGTTCGAGTCGCCGCTGTCCGACCACAGCGTGTAGATTTCCAGCGCAGTGCCGGTGGTGAGCGTGTTCGCCGGGATGGTCACCTGCTTGAGCGTGGTCGCGAGCAGATCGCCCGTGTGGTCGTACTGCGCGCAGTCGACCGCGATGGTGTAGGACTTCGGGCCGATGGTGCAGGAGCCGGCGCCGTTGGCGATCGTCGCGCCGCTGCCGGCGGTGAGGTTTGCGAGCGTGAAGCCCGAGCCGTTGCCAATGAGGAACTTGCCGTTTGCCGCCGCCGAGCAGTCCAGGTTGGTACCGCCGCGGGCGAGGCCGAGCAGGCCGCTCGTGATGTGCGCGGCGTTCGCGCCGAGGGTGAGCACGCCCGTGCCACTGATAGTGGCATCGCCGCTCATGGTCACTGAGCCGACAGCGGTGCCGGTGCCGGCCATGATCGTGCCGGCCGTGATGGACGGCGTTCCAAGGGCCACGCCGTTGATCTGTGCGACCGTGGGATTGGGGTAAGTACCCGAGAGGTCGCCGCCGGCCGCTCCGCTCGGCGCCCCGCCGCTACCGCCGACGGGGCCGAGGCCGAGCTCCACCTCCGAGAAGCCGGAGGCCGCGCAGCAGACGAAGAGGAGGACGAGGAGATGGCGGATCATGGGGCGTTGCTCCAACCGGCGAGGAGGGGATTGGCGGGCGAGATGCTTTGGACCGCGAAGTTGTCGGCCGTGCTCGGCGTCTGCACCCATAGTGGATCGGCATTGCTGGAAGTGCCGGGCTCGAAAGCCGACTGGTAGGACGAAAACGACGAGTAGAGCGTGCCGGCGATGCGGAAACTGGGCGTCGATCCCGCCGTGTAGTGCCACACGTTGTGGTCGGCCGAGTAGGTCAGGGTATTGAAGCTCTGGATGCCGAAGGCGAAGCCGTCGAAGACGCAGTGATTGGCTGTCAGCGCGGTGCCGTTGTTGCTCGGAGCGAAGGCGTAGTCGGTGCTCGTGTTGGTGTAGAACGACGAGTAAGTGACATTGAAGTTCGTGGAGTTGCGCCACTGGAAGGCGCTCGCACCGCTGCCGCGGATGACCCCGCGGCACTTGGTGAAGTTGCAGATGGTGTTGGCCTGCAGCGAGAAGCCGTTGAAGAACAGGCCGAACCCGTCGGTCAGGCAGTCGGTGATGGTGGCCGTGCAGGTGAAGCCGCCGCCGAAGTCCAACGTGTTGATGTTGATGCCGTTGAACTGCTGCGGCCCGGAGGTTGCACACTTCGCCGTGCAACCCTGGATGAGGATCTGCTGACCGTTCTGGCCGATACCGTTGAGGCCGAAGCCGGTGGCGTGGTTGCGCGAGACGCAGTTGATGTAGCGGATGGTGGTGCAGCTCGTGCCATGCACGAAGAAGCCGGGCCCATGGATCTGCGCACTCGTCTGGTCGACGTCGCATACGCAGCCGTTCATCTCGATAAAGCCGTCGCTCGCCGATCCCTTGTTGGCGACGAAGTCGAATCCCTGCTCGCAGTCCAGGCTGGTGCAGTTGACGAAGAAGCCACTGTCGGTGTAGACGCTGTGGATGGTACCCCAGCGCGAGACGACGCCGTTGGCGTAACTGTTGCGCCCCATCTGGATGTTGCCGTTGTGGTGACAGCCAGCGCGGACTTCGACGTTGTAGACCTTCCCGTTGGGCGCGGTCTCCGACCCCATGAGGATGGCGCGCTCGATGCCCTGGGTGGTGTAGACCTTCCCATTCGTGGCCGGGTTGCTGTTGTCGGAGGCGTGGACGTAGAGATTGGTGGGCGAGCCCTGGACGAAGGACGCCTCAGGCGGCGAGTAGTAGGAGCCGGCCGTGGTCTCCACCGCGGCCTGCGACGTCATCATCGTGAGCCGGACGCCATCTTCCCAGATGCTCTGGAGTTCAGCGCCCGTGTTCAGCGCGATGAACGGGTACTGGTAGGTATACGTCTTCCCGCTGGTGAGCGTGAAGCTCCCGGCGGCCATGGTCACGCGGCCGTCGATGATCGGGAGCGGCGCTGTGGGGTCGCCGTAGTCGCGAATCACGCAGTTCTGCTGAAGCACGACCAGGAAGTTCGTCGCGCTGCCGGGCGTCTGGTCCCACTCGCTGCCGCGCTTGAGGTTGATCGCCGTCCACTGCGGGATGGATGGCGTGATCGTGTTCATCTTGGTCAGCGTCTGGAACGGCGTCAGCGGCGTCAGGCCGTCGTTGGAGTCGCTGCCGGCAACCGAATCCACGTAGTAGCTGGTCGTGTACGGGTCACCCGTGGGTACGAACATGAACTGCGACCCGCAGAGGGTCGTCGCAAGCAGCATCAGAAGACCAGCGGCCAGGGTCCTCACTGGCGGTGC